AATACGCAAGCACTTAATAATGCTCAATGGGCAAAACAAAATGCTCAAGCTCAGTTTAAAAAAGCTTATGATGAAGGTGATGCTGATGAAATGGCAAAAGCGCAAGAAGTTCTTGCAAAAGCTACATTAGCTGAACAACAAGCAAGCAATTATGCAGAATCAATACAGCAACAAGTTGTTCAAAATATGCCTGTTCCTGATATTACAAAACAAAAGCTTGATCCAGAAATGGAAGCTTGGTCAAAAGATAATCCTTGGTTTATGGATAATTCTAATCCAAGGCATAAAACAATGACTGCTTTTGCTTTATCTATAGATGCAGAATTACACTATGAAGGTATAAAACCTGAAACTGATCCAAAAAAATATTACTCTGAAGTAGATAAAAGAATGAGAGTAAAGTACCCAGATTTCTTTGGTGCTTCTAATACCCAACAGGAAGTTCAAGTAGAACAACCAATACAAGTAGAAGAAACACCAAAACGACAACCATCAAATGTTGTCGCACCAGCAACTAGGTCTACTGGTAAAAAACCTAGATCAATACGACTGACTCAGACACAAGTTCAAGTAGCTAGACAACTTAATATAACGCCTGAACAGTACGCAAATGAACTCTTAAAACAGGAGAGCTAATATGTCAGAGATTGACAACAAAAAAACATTGGAATCAAAATCTGATGTATTACAATCAGAAGCACAAGAGCGCAACCCAAGAGGGATAGACAGCCGAGAAGCTGAACAAAGAGTAGAAAGTTGGGATAACCCATCAAATCTACCTAATCCAACCCCACAAGAAGGATGGGTTTTTAGATATATAAGAACAGCTTTATTAGGTAAAACTGATAATCCTAATGTATCTAGAAAATTTCGTGAAGGATGGGAACCATGTCGTTTAGAAGATCATCCAGAACTACAAATCCATATGATGGACTATGACTCGGAGTGGGCAAAGAAAGGGAATATAGAAATTGGTGGACAGTTATTATGTAAGATGCCTAAAAAAAGAGCGGAAGCTCGGACTGAACATTTTAGTAAAATGGCTCAGAATCAGATGGAATCTGTAGACAACGCATATTTTAAAGATCAAGACTCTAGAATGGCTACAAAGCAAGTTTATGAAAGAAAATCTAGAACTTCTTTTGGCAGAGATTCTTAGAGAATTTTAATTATTTTTTAAGAGGTAAAAAATTATGGCTACTAGTGCAACTCCACATGGAGCTGTACCTGTTGGGTCATTGGTATCTGCGGCTTTTAATAGCAAAGTTACTCATTACAAAATCAAAAATAATTTTGGCACTTCAATATTCTTTGGAGATTTTGTTAAATGGGGTGATGACAACCCTAATACAACTATACAAAAAGATACAGGCACAACTGCTTGTACTCCTATAGGTGTATTTATGGGATGTGCATATACTGATCCAAATACAGGTCAATTTACTACGAATCAATTTTATCCGGCATCAACTGCCGCAGATGATATTGTTGCGTATGTAGCAAGCGATCCATTTTTAATTATGCAAATGCAATGTGATGGTGCGGCTGACCAAGATGATCTTGGTAAGAACTGTGCTGTCGTGCAAACAGCAGGATCAACTTCAATAGGAAGAAGTAAAAATGCAGTCGATATATCTACTGTAGCAACAACTAACACACTACCACTCAAGATCGTTGACTTTGTTGATGGTCCAGATAGTGCTGTTGGTGATAGCTTCACAGATGTATTAGTTATGTTTAATGTAGGGCATCAGTTGTTAAATACAACTGGAGTCGGATAATCAAAAGGGGAATAGTTAAATGGCTATATCAAGAGCGCAACAACTTAAACAACTCCTTCCGGGTCTAAATGCCTTGTTTGGAGAAGAGTATTCAACTCACGAAAACCAACACGAAGAAATCTACACAACTGAAAATTCTGATAGATCATTTGAAGAAGAACTCAAGTTGTCTGGATTTGGTGCGGCTCCAGTAAAAGATGAAGGTGCGGCTATCAGTTATGATACTGCTCAAGAATCTTTTGTGGCTCGCTACACCCACGAAACTATTGCTATGGGATATGCGATTACAGAAGAAGCTATGGAAGATAATCTATATGTTTCTGTCTCAGCTCGTTACACCAAAGCTTTGGCTCGTGCTATGTCATACACTAAGCAGGTTAAAGCAGTATTCCCACTTAACAATGGATTTACTAACAGTTTTCAAGGCGGTGATGGTGTAAACCTATTCACAGCAGATGGTGATGGAGTAACTGGTGGTGATGGACATCCATTAGTAAGTGGTGGTAAAAACTCTAACAGACCTTCTACTGCGGCTGACTTGAATGAAACATCTTTAGAAGATGCTGTAATTCAGATCGGCAAGTGGACTGATGAAAGAGGACTAAAGATTGCGGCACGACCAAGAAAATTGATCGTACCTAGTGATCTACAGTTTACTGCTACACGCTTATTACAAAGTGAGTACAGAGTAGGAACTGCTGACAACGATATCAATGCTATTAGAAGCAATGGTGTGATTCCAGAAGGTTTCTCAGTTAACAATTACTTAACTGATACTAATGCTTTCTTTATCATTACTGATGTACCTGATGGTATGAAACACTTTGTCAGATCACCTATGGCTACAAGCATGGATGGAGACTTCGATACAGGTAATGTTCGCTATAAAGCTCGTGAGCGTTACTCGTTTGGGGTAAGTGATCCACTCGGTGTTTTCGGTTCACCCGGAAGCTCGTAAGTAGTATTGAGAGTCCTAGTTACATCACACACCTATATAAAAACACCTTAAGCAAAAGTGGTTGTTAATTAGGACTCTCTTTTTTTCTAGGGATTAATTTTCTTTATCGACTGCCCTAGCAGACAGCCAAGACGATAAAGTATTACCCAATGGAGGGTATGTAAAATGGCGAATACAACATTTAAAGGACCAGTAAGGTCCGAAGCAGGTTTTGAGCAAATCTCAAAAAATTCAACAACTGGTGCAATTACCACAACTTTAGATATTGATGCTAGTGGTAATATTGCAACTACTGGTACAATCAATGGAGATAAAAATGTAGCTGATATAACAACTGCTACTTTTACTGTTACTGAAGCTCAGTCAGGTTCTATATTTACTTTGAACAGAGCTGGAGGAATAGTAGTAACTCTCCCAACAGCCTCCTCTGGCTTACACTACAAATTTATTGTAGGTACTACTTTTACAGGAACATTTAGTCTTGATTCTTCTACTGCAAACGAAGGATATAGTGATGCTTCAAATCTTTTGATTTTTGATAAAGATGCACCCGGAACAGTTAGTGCAAAACAATTTTATGCTGACGGATCAGATGATGACAAAATTGTAATGGATGCAGATACAAAGGGTAGATTTATTGGCGGTGTCATTGATGTTGTTGGTATATCAGCAGTAGGTGGTTCATTTACTAAATGCTGGATAGCTACTGGTCGTGTATATGGTGATGGCTCTCTAGCTACTCCGTTTGTGTAGGAGAATAAATCATGGCTGATGCAGTAACTTCACAAACAATACATGATGGTGAAAGAAACTGTGTTATGAAGTTTACCAATGTTAGTGATGGCACAGGCGAATCCGCAGTTGCTAAAGTAGATGTATCTGCTTTAAAAGCTAATGCGGCAGGAGTCTCTTGTTCTGAAGTTAGAGTAACAAGATTAAGTCATGCTATTGTCGGTATGTCAGTACAACTATTTTTAGATGCTACATCAAATGTTCTTTTGATGGAGCTTGCAGAAAGTAGTAATGGACATCTTGACTTTAAAGATATTGGTGGACTACCAAATAATGCAGGAAGTGGAAAGACTGGAGACATTCTTTTTACTACGAAGGGTCATTCCTCTGGTGATACTTATTCTATCACCTTAGAAATGGTAAAAGTTTATTCAGACTAATAGGAACGAGTATGGCTAATAATTATGTTATTTCTGAAACTGGTGAGTTTCCAGCACAATACAAAGTATTACATTTGGGAGAAGATGGTATCTATAGACCTATTTTTGGTCCTGATCCTGATCTCGAAGATGCACAGCGTAAATGTGCTGAGATGAATGGTGAAAGAGCTAAAAATGATAAAGGTCATTTTATAGCAGATGATCCATCTACACCTGATGTCAATGAAGCTTATGTTGGCGGTAAAAAACCAGCTAAGAAAAAGACTAAAAAGAAAGTAGCTAAGAAAAAAGCTAAAAAGAAATAATACTAGTCATTGTATATATTTATAGTACCCTACATTAGTGGGGTGCTATTTATATTAATTTATTAACTAAGAGGATATTGATATGCCGGGTGGACTCAATAAGAAAAAAAGGATGAATTACATGGGTGGTGGTGTTATGAGAAAGAAAGCACCAATGAGTATGATGTATCGTGATGGTGGTGAAACCATGATGGATAAAACACCTATGTTCAAAGACCAAGTACAGAAAATGTATGGTGGTGGTATGACTAAAAAAAAACTAAATTATAAGGGTGGTGGAAAAGCAGGTACAGATGTTCCTGATAAAATGGTCAAAGCTTCTCAAGATGACATAAAAAGATTTGAAAAAATGGGAGCTAGTCCATCAGAAATTGAAAGGATCAAGAAAGAAGGAGTTCTTACTGTAACAACAGTTGGAAAAAAAAGAAAAAGAAGGCTTGGTGATGGACAAAGATCAAGAGGAAGAAGGTTTGATCGCTCATACGCTGGAAGTAAGTTCATAGACTAATGGCGCGAGCAAAAAGAAAGTCTAAAAATATACCTAGAACTACTAAGGGTAAAGGTGCAAATTTTAGACCTACTAAATCTGGCGCAGGTATGACTAAAAAGGGAGTTGCGGCTTATAGAAGAGCAAATCCCGGTTCTAAGTTAAAGACTGCTGTTACTGGTAAAGTAAAGAAAGGTAGTAAAGCGGCAAAAAGAAGAAAGTCATATTGTGCTAGATCATTAGGTCAATTAAAAAGAAGCTCTGCTAAAACGAGAAATGATCCTAATTCAAGGATAAGGCAAGCTCGTAGGCGGTGGAAATGTTAAGGAAATACAATGGCTACTAGTGGAACAACTACATTTAATTTAGATATAGGTGATATTTTTGAGGAGTCATATGATCTCTGTGGTTTAGAGATGCGTACTGGATATGATTTCAAATCTGCAAAAAGAGCTTTGAATTTAGTATTTCTTGAATGGCAAAATAAGGGATTAAACCTTTGGACTTTAGATCAAGCAACTATAAGTGTTACTGCTGGAACTAATACTTATGATTTGCAATCTTCAGCTTTAGATGTAGTTGATGCTTTTGTTAGAACAGATGCTGGAAATGTAGACAAACAAATGGATCAAAGATTGAAAAGAATATCTAGAACACAATACAATCATCAATCAAAAAAATTAACTAGATCAAAGCCTACTCAGTTTTTTGTAGATAAAAATACTGGAACTAATTCTATTGTATTATGGGCAACACCAGATGATGCTCAAACATACACTATTGTTTATGATTATGTAAAAAGAATAGAAGATGTAGGTATAACAGCCGCAAATAATGCTGATGTTCCTGCTAGATATCTACCTTGTTTAACTTACGCATTAGCTTTTAATTTAGCTTGTAAGTCTGAAAGCGCACAAGCAAGAGTACCTATGATAAAAGCAAGATATGATGAACTTTGGAAAGATGTTAGTGAGGCTGATAGAGAAAAAGCAAATGTTAAGTTTGTTCCTAATCTATCTTATATGAACTAATATGTCTTATTCAGTAGGAAAAAAAGCATTAGGTATTTGTGATAGATGCGGTTTTACCTATAAACTAAGAGAACTATTTTTTGAAGTTAAAGATAGAACTAGAAATGGATTGCGAGTTTGTAAGTATTGTTTTGATAAAGATCATCCACAACTAAGAATTGGTGAAGTAGAAACTAACGATATACAATCTTTATTCAGACCTAGACCAGATACAGGTAAGAAAGAATCAACAAGATATTCTGCTTTTAATCCTATAGGTGGTGGTCTTGCTCAGTTTGGATCAAGTACAATGAATTTAAAAATGACTGGTGAAATCGGTAAATTAGAAGTGAGTACAAGCTAATGGCATGGACATTTACAACTTTAAAAACAGCAATACAAGATTATACTAATAATACTGAAACTACATTTGTTAATAACTTAGATGAATTTATAGTAGGTGCAGAAGATAGAATACAAAAACTGGTTGAACTACCAATTTTTAGAAAAAATGTTACTGCAACTTTAACTGGTGATAATCAATATTTGACAATGCCTACTGATTTTCTAGCACCATATTCATTAGCTGTAGATAATAATGGATATGAGTATTTAAATTTTAAAGATGTATCTTTTATAAGGACATCTTTTCCTGTAGCTACTACAACAGGTGTTCCTAAATATTATGCTATTTTTGATGAAAATAGTTTTATAGTAGCACCAACACCAAGTTCTGGATTTACAGTAGAGCTACACTACAGATACAAACCTACATCTATAACTACCTCTAGTAGTGGTACAAGCTGGTTAGGTACTAATGCACATGATTGTTTATTATATGCTTCTCTAGTTGAAGCTTACACCTTTATGAAAGGTGAAGCTGATATTATACAAAATTATGAAAATAGATTTATGCAAGCTATTGATAGACTAAAAGTGTTGGGTGAGGGAAGAAACACGAATGATTATCTAAGAACAGGAACACCAAGAAAAGTAGTTAACTAATGCTTCAAAAACCATTAGAAGAGTTAGAAGGTAAAAGTATTGCCCTAGTTGCAATGGGTCAGAGTCAAATAGACTTTCACTTATCTCAAGTACATAGCTATAAGTTTGATGAAGTATGGGCAGTAAATGCAATGATTGGTGTTTTAAAACAAGTAGATAGAGCTTTTATTCTTGATCCAATGAGTAGATTTTTGGATACAGAAGATGCAGGTAATATGACATCAATGATGCGAGATATGTTGCCTAAAGTTAATTATCCAATATATTCTTGTGATATTGACAGTAGAGTTCCTGCTGTTCAAGAATATCCATTGGAACAAATTGCGAACTATGCAGGTAGTGCATATTTCAATAATACAATAGCTTATGCAATAGCTTTTGCTATATGGTCCAAAGTAGGTCGATTATCAATATTTGGAGTCGATTTTACTTATAAATCAAATATGCACTTTGCAGAAGCAGGAAGAGGATGTGTAGAGTTTTGGATAGCAAATTGTATAAATAGAGGTATAAAGGTAGCAGT